GAAGTTGAATCAAAAACCGATGTAATACTTGAAGTCAATGCAGAACCTATATTTAAAGTTCCTTCAACTACATTATAAACTCTACCTGCAGTTGTCACATTTTCATCAGAACCACCACTATCATCAATAAGTGTCAAAGAACCTACTGAACCTGATAATTCTATTGAAAAATTACCTGGGTCTAATCTTTCTTTGTATCTAGCTCTATTTACATTGATTACATAGAAGTTCTCTAAATTGTGGCCACCAGCAACTGAACCTGTATAAACACTAAAGAACGCATCAGAACTATCTAATAAAACATTCTTAAATTGATTATAAGTTGCCTTTGTTGGCAAGTTTGATGTATCAGTTTGTTGTAATGTAGGTGCACCATATCCATTCACATCACCATAAGCGATTGAGAATTGAACTTCTGCAGATGCAGATGTTGCATTTTCATTATATACATCTAAATAATATTTACCACTAACACTAGATTGTTGTTCCGATGAAGTGAAAAATAAATTTAACGAACCATTATCACCACTCCATATTCCAGAAGTTACGATTTCAGTTCTGTTGGTTACTTTGTCAATTGTTCCAAATTTTTTATAAATACCATTTGTGATGGTAGTTATGTCGGAACTGATTTGTTCACCGGTTCCTAAAAATTGGTTTACGATTCTAACTAATTCGTTAGTATCTACTGGAGTCCCTGCGGTGTTTGCTGCACCTGCTAAGTAATTTGATATATTACTTGCTAAAAGGCTTCCTCTACTGTCTCTTATTACTGCCATAGTATTTTATTATTGAACGTAAGTTACTGTTATTGGAATTGTTTGTGAACCACCCGTTTCGTTGCCATAAACTGTAATTGTAGTTCTAATGGTTGACGTTAATGATGGGTTTGGAATAAATTTGAATGATAATCCTTTAGCTATTGCTGCAGTTGCAGATACATCGTCACCGATAAATACTGGAACTGAACCAATTTCTGATGTTACACCTTCACCGATAATATCACCTGCATTTTTATTAGATAATACAATTGTATATCCTAAACTTCTATTTCCTGCTGGAGATGTAGTTGGCGATAATGCAACCTCACCACTTCTTTGATTAACTGAAATGTTAGGAACACCAAATTCAACAACCGGAATTCTGGTTGTATTTTTTGGTAAAGTTACTAACTTATACTTCATTACTTGAGTCTCATCCGGATTAGCTTCTAATACAGGCATATTTTTAATAGCTGCATCATAATAAGCCGAACCCAATGGATGTGCTGGTTCGTAAAGTGTGTAATCAATTTCATCATCTGCTAATGCAAATTGAGTGATGTTTAATCCTTGACCTGCTGCTAACTTTTCTCTACCTTTTTTGGTAAGAATTGCATCAACGGTTAATTCTGTGTTACTTAAATATCCCATAGTATAATATTATCTTTTGTTATAAATATAATTATTTTAAAATTCCGTTTATTCTACTTCTAAAATTGGTTCAGAAGTATTTCTACCTGTTCTATTTACTGTCAATGTATTTGGATTAGATACAAATGTTTCAACCGGTGGTGCACCATCCAAAGTCGTAGCTGCAGTATTTTTTGAACCCTTAAAGAAAGAATTTTCCAATCCTCTTGTCAAATCTGATGTATTTCTATAATGTGTTGGTAAATATCCATTAACAGGTTTTACTGCAATTATATTACCTTGCACATTTGGAACAATTGAACCACTAAATGGTTGAACATTTAATTTAGTTTCGGTATATGTTTGAATATCCGAAATATATCCGCCACGTGGGTCACCCAAACCATTAACCGATGCTGTTACTGCGAATTTAGTAACAATTCTTTCCTTCTCTTCCGTAATTAATTGAACTCTAATTCTTTCCGTCACTCTTCTATTATCTTTATCAAAATAAGTTCTAATAGCAGAACCACTTTGTGCATAAATACCAAATCCAATCATTTCATATGCAGTTTGACCATATGTTTCTATACCTAAATTAATTTCGGTTGTTATAGTTGGTTCATCCAATCCTGCATCTATTGTTACATGTTGTTGATAAGAGTCTGCATTTATATCAGCCTCATCTAAGTATTCATATAATCCGTCTAATTGATAGTTTTCAGCTATAATTTCGTCAATAGTAGTATCGGTTATTGTTGTATTTAATTGATTATTTTCACCTATTAAATTTTCTGAAAGATTTGCATCAACCAATGCATCGTATTGATTATTGTCAGAAGTCATTATAGTAGTGTCCTCATAATGTATTATTGCTTCTTCTTGATACTCTTCACCTATTGGTCTTTTCTGTGCAATCTTACTTCTTTCCAAAATATGTGGTTCAATTAATAAACCAGTAGTTGCTTTAACTCTTGCAGGTAACATTTTCTTAATATCCTCAAACATTGATTTCTCATATAGTTTGATTAAGTTAATGTATGCATAGATGTCTCTATTATCATATCTTTGGAAATAATAATGTCTCAATTCATCCAATCTCTTATAATTTGACCTATATTTGTCCGCAGGGTCACCAATGTAGTTATCTAAATTTAATCCACCCAAAGATTTGGCAATATCAATATTCAATTCCTTTGTAGGTGAGAAAAATAGACCAACTCTATTGGAATCCGTTGGAGATTGGTCAAATGCTTTTTTAGTTGCTCTACCCTTTGATGATAAATCTGCAATTAAAGTTTGTTCTTCAAATCTAACTTTATTAGTTGAGTATCTTGTAGAACCTACATCCGGAATTTCCAATATTACACTTCTATCTATTGCTTCAAATTGATAAGGATATGTTGTTATTGATATTGGATAATAAACTGAAGCTGATAATAATGGTTGCACATTCATTGAATATAATGAAGATGTTGTACCTGTTTCATAATCATTTCTAGTCAATCCACTTTCAAAATATATGTTGGTATCCACATTTGGCAAAGTTGTATATGTTGCCAAATTTTTAGGATATTCAAAATCTAATCTAAAATACAAATCATCAGTAGATGAAGATGTATGGTTTCCGTTAATCATTTCTGGAAAGGAAACGTGTTCAAAGAATCTTTCCTTATCCAATGGTGTACTCCATAAACGGAATTCATCTAAACTACCTGTATAATTTCCACCCAATCTAATTGTAGAACCACTTTCCCAATTTGAAGATGTTAATGATAATGTGGATGTTGTTTGGAATATAGTTTTTTCTTTATCTGCCTGTCTTAAATTTAAAGACATAGTAACATCACCACCACTTCCAGTCAATCTACTAATTTCAATACCAAAAAAAGAATCGTTAAAAATCGGTAATAAACTTGATGATAGGGATTGTGATGCAATATTAAGAATGACATTACCAAATTTAGAATCGACAGAACCACTTAATTTAACATCCCATCCACTTCCAGATATTAAAGTAAAGTTACCACTATATGCCGGTTTTACAAATAATTCAATCGTATCTGGTTTTCTATTTTTTTCTGTATTTTGCCAATCAATTTGAACATATGAACCACTAATCATTTTTAATGCAGTAGTTATATTTTCAAATTCAAACTTAGTTTTATTCGTATCAGTAACTTCAGGACCACCAAACTCTAAAATTGAAAGATTTGATGCAGGTACTCCATAACATGCTAATAATGCATAAACACCTCTCCTTGTACCTTTGTGTTTTAGTAAGTATGGTATGTTATTTGCAATTCTTCTCCAAACTTGGTATGTTCTTTCCTTTGCAGGATTACTTTTTATTAATCTCCCTTCGGCATCATATGATTTATATTGTTGATTACCATTGGAATCCATACCAAATACATAATTCCAAAGTTGTGAATCTGCAGCTAAGTTTTTAGCATCCCAATTAAATGATTTCAATATGTCAAATAATAACTTATCGGAAACATTTTTTGATTTATAACCCAAACCTCTACTTCTTTCTATTGCCTTTGTATGAAAGTATATATTATCAAAGTGATGACCTATCATTGATAAAAATAATAAAACATCTTCATTTTCAGTATTGTTTACAATATGTTGAGGTATATTGTTTATTATATTATCTCTATTTTCTAAATCATAATCAGTAGCTAAATCTATTATATCGGTATACCATTGGGTTACACTATTATTAGTACTTGGTTGTCTATTATCACCGGAATACGGCCAAGACATTGATGAAGATGTGTATAAGAATGTATCTAATCCATCAAACCCTTGTATAATTTGTTCTTTTTTTATTCTATTTCTTTCAACATCCTGAATAGATGATATTGATGATGTATATGACGATGGAAATGCCGTAAAGTTTGCAGCATCAGTAGATGAACTTAATATTAAACTCTCATATTCCTCAATCAATTGTACTTTATATACAAAATTGTCAACTCTTTCTTTTGCAGAACTAAAGTGTACAAAATTATCCCAAAGATACGTTGAACCACTTACATATTCGATATTCAAACCATCGGTACTTACCAAAGATGAACTTAAATATTGTGAAACTAATCCACTTGATGACGAAACTGATGCATTTAGTATCAATTCATCTAATGATTCATAGTTAGTAGATTTACCTTTTGTAAAGTCTATATCTATGTCGAAATTCGGGCCTTTTAATGGAGGACATATTAAATCCGATTGTTCCGATAAAACTACCGTTTCAATTAGTGGGTTAGTCAACAACTTAGTAATCCAAAGTGTTGAATTTTCCGTTATATTTGCAGGAAGTGTTGAGTATAATTTTAATATCAAAGACTCAACTTCTTTGGTAACAATTGTATTTCCTAAATTATCTTGTCCTTTATCCGATAATGTAAAATTATCCTCTTCCCATGATGAAATTATTATTTGTTCATCATTACCAAAATTTGCAAGATGTGTTAGATATTTACTTTCTTTCTCTGGTTCTGTGAATTTTATATTTGCAGTGAACGCATCAAACAAAGTCTTTTTAAGTATATCTTCATCTAATTTTATACTTGATAATAATAATGATGTTTTTATTTCATATTCATTTCCAACCAATTCTACTGCACCACTTCTATTATATGGTTTTAAGATAAGTGTTACATTATCACTACCACTCCATTTTGCAAATTTATTAGTTAAATCTTTTAAATTTATTTTAATTTTACCATTTGCAGGTAATGACTTAAATAATTGAATTCTACTTTTATCCTTTGCAATTAAATCAATGTCAACCGAAGAAACTGCAAATGAATTCCATTCTACATCAATATCCAAATTTAAATCGGAAAACGAAGGAACATCTATAACATCAGGAAATATAATTTGTGTAATTGATGGAAAATCATTTACACTATTAAAATTAACAATAATCTCTTCTTTGTTTCCCGTACCATATTCATCACTATATGGAACTACTATTAGTTTTTTACTACCATATACTCCTAAAAAATCTTTTTTAAATGAAAAGTCAATAAACCCTTTAGTTGCATCAACTCTTATTTTACTATTTGTGTTTAAATAAAAATCAACAAAGTCTGCATTAGATGAATTAAATGGTACATTAACTATTGTATCTAAATCGGAATCTTTTACATTATAGTCGTATTTTGTATCCTTAATAGATACAATTGGTTGTGGAGCTAATATTGTTTTTTCCATTACAACCGAAACCGCAAATCCACCTGTTAATAATTCGGTAGCTGGTACTGATATAACTTTGTCCCCAATTGTCCACTTCGAAACATCTTTTGAATTTTTTTCTGCAACCTGTCTATTTGCATAAAATATTTTTAAAATTTTATAATTACTCGGAAGTGTTCCTTCTACATAGATTCTTAAAGTCGAATTTGTAAGATTGGATTTTAGTGTCGATTTACCATCCGTATTATAATCGGCCAAACTTATAGTATCGGTGGTTATTATATTATCACCAGAAACTATTTCATATTTTAATTTTAATAAACTACCAATTTCATTTTGAAAATTAGATGCAAATACAATTTCATAATTAACAGAATAATCTGCAGTCAATATTTCATCGGCCGTTTGTTCAACCGGTGGAAGTGGAACAAACCCAATCTCGCCTCCGGTATTTACACCACCATACCCTAATCCTATATCTTCTGTACTTTCTACCATTTATTGTTTTTTTATAAATATTTTATTATCTAATATTTTCTACTCTACCCAATCCACCGTCTCTTCTCTCTGGCCCATCATCCGGGCCATTAAATGGATTTCCTCCACCACCAGAGTTGCCTCCACCACCTCCACTACCACCATCTGGAGGAGGTGGGGGTGTATATCCACAATTTGAAGAATTTGATGCAATTAATGATTCGTATGAACCACCACTACCATCTGCATATTTTCCATACTGGTCATATCCTTTACACAATGTTGAAAGTAATACTCCCTTTGCAGGGTATGTTATTCCTAAATTAGAATCATCAAATACTGCAACTTCTCCTGTCGGTGAATAAACATTTACTTTAGTTTCTGTGAACGTTGAAAAAGATTCTAAATTATTTTGTATTTGTTTTTGTAACTCAGTAATTGCAAACTCTTTTGGTAATTGTTTTGTTTCAATACTTCTTCTTTTTAATATTTTAGAATTATTGTCAATGCAATTATTTAGTATTTTTTGTATTTCATTTAACATTACATCATAATCATATACTTCAAAATCATCAAATCTAGTTTCAGATTGTTTTCCAAAATTAGATTCACCAACATTATAATATTTGTTAGTTAAATAATATCCAACGGATAATTTAAAATCTTCAAATATTTTTGTTCTAAAAGTATCAAATTTACTCAATCCAAAGTCTTTTCTTAAAATTGCAAAAAAATCTTTACCAAACTTACTTTCTAAATACGAATCTATTTTAGTTAAAAAAGAATTTTCATATGCATTTAAAGAATCTAATATAGAAGTTTTATAATATAAAAAATCTTTATTTAAACTTTTAAGATTCTTAAATTGTCTAGTAGTTGTTGCATTGATATTAGAGTCTTTGGTTTTCAAAGGTAAAATTCTTATCTCATTTCTGGATGGTGAAACTTCCTGTATCCAAACTTTCATTAGTTCATTTTCACTACCTACTTTTTGTTTTACAAAATTTATATTAACTTTAAGAATGCCGTTTTTAAATCCTATATCGTTTAATAATTTTTCAATATTGATTGCAAGTTCTTTTTGACCTACTTTATTTGTTATATTATAAAGATAATTTTGAATGTCACCTTTTTTTATATACGCAACATTATTTCCTGATTTTTGTGGTAATAAATTGTTATTGATGTCATATACGGAAACTTCCATTACATCGTATCTACCCATTCCAAAATCGGTTTTTTCAATTTCGTTTTTTGAAACTATAAACAAATCATCCGCTTGGATAAATTTACCCTCATTTGATGATTTATTATTTATATCATCTATATTTGTATATTTTGTAATACTCATAATCTATTTAAATTTAAAAACCATCATACGATTTAGGATGTGCAACCTTTAATTTAGTTTTAAATGTTTTGGTGTCAGAAAAACCATCTGCTCTTTTTACTGCTATGTTAAGTGCACCATCGTAAAAAATAGTTTTATCCCTTTTCTCAATAGCCAACTTGTTCGGAGTATCTATGAAGGTTATTTCTTCAAACGAGCCCGCTGTTATCGTAAATGTTGATTTAGGTATACTAAACCAAGCTTGGGCCACATCTACCGTACTGAATATAGAACTTACTTTTGCTTTTGGAAATGATGCAGTTAAAGTAACAGTTACAGGTTCCAAATCATTATTGACCAATCTTAAAATTCTACCATTAACCCATTCTCTTCTATCTTTTCTTGCATTTTCAATTTTATAAGACATTACTGGGTCATTTGCACCTCCCTTTGGTGAGAAGTTTGCACTTACTATTTTATTTATTATAGTTCCACCTTGACTTTGTGCAGTTTGTTCTAAGTCTTTTTGTTGTCTTACTGCACCCAATTGAGATTGTAAACCTTCTATGATTGCATTTAATGAATTTATTTGTTGAATCAATGCCTCAATCTGTGCTTTAAATCCTGTTTTTTGTGATTGTAATGATGCTCTCAAAATACTCTCATCAACTGACTTTTGTAGTGATGTTGAAATTTGACTTGAGAAATCTTCAATCGTTGCATTTAGAGTTTCTATTTGATTAACTAATAAATCGTTAGTTTGTTCAATTGATAGTCTATTATTTATTTCTATTTGAACCTGTGATTCTAAATCGGTTATTCTTACATTTAATGTTCCAATTGTATTTGTTAAATTAATTACTTGGGTTCTCAAATTTAACGAAGTTGTTAATTCGGCATTATACACAGGCCTAGGAACTAAATCTAAATTAGTTGATGGTATATTTGGAAGTAATTCCACAACGGTAACATCAACGGCCTTTTTTAACTCCTCATCATCGTATTTATCTTTTGTTAATTCTTTAAATACCAAAGATGATGCAATATTATTAGAATCGACAACATTTATTCCATACTCATTTTTACTAATAACTGCGGAACCGGAAACACTCAATATTTTTTCAAGTGATTCTGATTTTATTTGTTGTAATTTTTCGTTTATAGCTTCTAATCCAGTCATATGAGTTATTCAATTATTTCAAAAACCATTTTTTCGTCTATAATAGTTGATATATTATCTTCTTCTATTTTCAATTTCAATTTATATACCCTACCAGCCGAAAGTGAATTTAAATCCATATCAAAATAATTAGATGTTGAATCACAACTAACTTTAGTATATTCACCAAATGGAAATATAATCTCACCGGTTATATAGTCTTCCAATTGATAATAAGTTGAACCTGCAGGTAAACTTTTAATTTGTTCGTATGAAAATGTTGTTCCAAACGACTTTGATGGATATGATTCTCTACCTTTAACTCTTACTCTAACTTTTGTATTTTTAAAATATTGATTTTTTAAATTATTAACTATTACTTTATAATCACCATCATATAGTGAACCAACTACTGGTTGTAAACTTCCAGTTGTGAATGAGTAATCGTCATATACAATTTCTAATTTAGGTTCGTATATTGTATTGGTTTCCTTTGAAAAGAATTTTAATACTCCATAATCATTTGAGTCGATTGATGCAGATGTATGGTGATGTATTATAAACCCATTATTAGGTAAAGACCCACTCAACCATAGTTTTACAATATTTGTAACATCCATTCTAACATCATCGGGTTCATTACTAAACGATTGTGATGACATAGATGCAGTATACCAAGTACCACCTCCACCATTTGATAGTGAACCGGTATCGGAGCCACTTACATATGAATCTGGAGTTACATTATAATCCATCCATTTATCGGTTCCATTTTTATAATACCAACTCACACCATCCGATGTTATATTATCAAATTTAGTACCAGTTCCCATTGTCCAACTTTGAGAAACTGCATTTGCATAAATTGTATATTCCAATGGTATTTCGGATGAATTTGCAGACTTAAGATTTAAGAAAGCCTTCCAACCATTTTCGGTTTCAATATTATTAACATCAAATTTAATCAATGTTCTATTGATATCCATAGATGAACCATAATAAAGTTTACCTACTTCCAATATTTCATCCCTACCAGTATTTTGGTCAGGTTGTTGTAAGTAAATACTAGCGTCATATGATGATGTGTAAAATTTATGCATTATAAAGCCCTCCCTTTTATGTCTTTGTTTGGATATTTTATTTCGAATATTGATGGGTCTAACGAAGGATAAACTATCTTACCTTTAGTTGCCTCATCTATGTTGTATCTATTTGGTGAATAATTACCATCTCCACCACATAAATTTGAAAGCTTTACCGATGGTACACTCATTACTCCGTCTACATTTGCAAGAATCAATTCTATTTCTGAAATATTGATTGGTTTATTAAATGTCCAATTATCTATATTAAAATACTCTTGTAATTCGGTTAAACAATTTGTTACAACTTCTCTTTTATTGTAGTTTGAATAACAAATTATCTCAAAATCTACACCTATGTTTATAATAAAACCATCTATGATATTAACACCATCGGTTAACATTCTATATTCGGAAATATAAGTTTTTAAATTCTCCTTAACAGCTCTATTTAGGTTTGTCAATTTTTTATTTGAATCGTATCCTAAAATATATAAGTTTATTGCAAATGGGTTATTAACTTCACTTAGATTAGATTTCTTTTGAGTAAGATACTTAACTAATTCTTTTTGAATATTTTCTTTATTACTATTTTTAAGACTATCTACCAAATTTACAAACTCAGATATGTTTTTAGGGTTTGCCAAAATTGACGAAGGTGAATTATTATCTATCTCTCCGTCTGCACTAACATATGCCTTAGTTACACTACCATATCTTTCTGGCATCGATAAAGCTCTTACTATGTAATCCTCTTTAGTAACTGCTCTATTTTGAGAACCAAAAGTTGCTAATGCATTTTGTCTAATTTCCTCTATTGTTTCCACACCTCTACCACCTGCTGCAGGTTCTAAGTTTTCAACTGCAACGGATTGTTTCATTGAGTTATATAAAACTTCATTATCAACTGCTAATAAATCTTCATCATATTCTATTCTAGAAATACTAGTTAAGTCACCCGTATTTACATTAGATTCTACACCACCACCAACTAAGTATTTTATAGTCAATGTTTTATTTACAGGTGCAATTCCAAATGTATTTGTTTTTAAAAAATTCGATGGGTCTATACCTTGATTTAATCTTTGTATTGAATTAGCCAATCCCAATCCTACATTTTTTGGATTAGGTAGTAATATTTCATCACTTAATGTAGTATCACCACTTCCAAATTCTAAATCTAAGGTATTGTCTGAATTTACCTTAACCGAAAATCTACGAGGTACTTTTTGTACTTCCAAAATGTAAGGTACAACCGATGATGATTGATATAATTCACTATTTGATTCTGTATTTGGTTTTTCAACAAATATACTTTCTTGTGCCAAATAAGGAACTTCATAGTATTTTAAATTATCCTGGTCCGCAACTGATGTTATACCAATTATATTCGTATCACTTAGTGTAGTTGTAGGATAATCGGTTGAGTCACCAAAAGTCTTAGTAGTGGTTACTTCTTGTGCAGATATTGCTTTAATTCTTTTTGTTAATAAGTAAAAAGTCGGATTACCTGTTGTGTCTCTTTCATGAACATCAATTTCTCTGTCAGTTGTATTTGAAAAATCCAAAGAATCTACCGTTCTAAATACTATACTCGAATTTGTAGTAGATGCAACTTCCATTCCATCTTTTATTCTTAAACAATAACTTTCATCCGGGACAACACTTGAACCTGAGTTTTTGGATGGAATCAATTGATACACCGTTAATGTTGTAACTGCAGGAGAGGATGTTTTTGGTTTATATCCCATTGTTTGTGCCAATGCAACAACATTTTTTCTTTCCGTTGCATTTGCCAACATTGATTCTTTTAATTGAACATCTTGATAGAAAGATAAAATATCTCCTATAACAGCAGCTTGTTCCAAAAACACCATACCAGGTGACGATTCATTGAAATCAGAATATGTACTTGGAAAATATGTTTTAGTATAATCAATTAGGTTTTGTTTTAAAGTATTAAAATCTTTACCTAAATAATTTATATTTTTTTCACTCCCCCAACTTTTTTTAACAGGTTTAATAGCCATTTATCAATTATTTATACTAACATTTAGTGTTTCGGTTAATGATGGATTTGACTTTAATGAAAATTTTACTTCTAAAGTAATTCTATTTGTATCTATATCATTATCATTATAATCAAATATTATATTATCTACATTTATATAAGGTAACCAAATATTTACTGCATCTAATATGGAATTTTCAATATCAACTGCAATAGAGTTTTCAACAATTTGTTCAAAGATTAAATTATGAATATCACATCCAAATTCAGGTTGCATTTCTCTTTCACCCTTTTTAGTTAATATTAAATTTACTAAATTATCTTTTGCCTGTGTTAGAGTAGTGTAATTAACTGCAAATATACCACCAGAATTAGATTTCCTACCGAAACCAATCCCCAATGATTTATAATCATTTTCTTTTAAGTCATTTACGTTAATTCTACCTAACTCTATTGCCATTATTTAAATCTCTTTACTAATTCCGAATAATCTCTCGTTAATGCTTTTATTGTAGCATCTTGTAAACCATCTCCGGTTGATTCAAAATTTGGAACATTCGATGGTACATTCACATCTCTATAATCCATTGTTTCCCACTCACTTTCGTCCACTCTCATTTCTGGTTTAATCATATCCAATACACTACCTACGGCCTGTGCACCTTCTTTTCTTTGTTCTGCAGTAAATGGTTGTGTCATATTCAAAATCTCATTTATCATCGGGTCTTTTGAAAATTCTTTTTGTGGTCTTTGTGTTTGTTGAACCGGTTGTTGTTTTTTAACCGGTGCAGGAGTAACTTCCGTCATCTCCTTCAATGATGGAGTTGATTTTGTTTGTGAGTTTAAAGTAACTGCACCAGATTTGATAAGTTTAACAAGTTCTTCTTTTACTTGTAACTTAACTTCGTTTTTAACAACTTCTTTAATTAAAGTTAGTAAAATTTCTGATTTCATAATAATTGTTTATATATGTTTTAGTAATAAATATTTGATTTAATAATTTATCCAACATTCGGTATGGTTGGTGTTTTAATGTCTATGTTTGGCAAAGATATTGTTAATAATGATGCCAAATCGGTAACACTTATATTTGGTAATTGTGGTAACTCAGGAAATTGTGGTAATTCTAAACTACCCAAATCAACTTGAGGGAACTCAACCGTAGATGGGAAATCAGGAACGGGTGGGCCCGTTTTAACTTGATATCCCGTATAATTTAAAATAGCAGGTGCTGGAGGTGCTCCGGGATATTGTGCCGTAACTACCATATTTCCACCGACATTTAATAAGTGTAATTGTGCCAATGATAAAAACGGGTCAAGTAACACATTTGTTTTTGTACTAAATACAAAACTCGGTGGTGTAAAACTGATAAAAGGCGGGTCTGGTATTAACCCTTTTATTTTATCTTCAGCCAATGCTCTTATTTCTTCTTCCGTTGGTGTTTTTGCATCAACTTGTTTTTTTAATTCTTCTTTTGTTGGAATATTGGGTATGTCGATTGGGATATCAATATCAGGCACTAATCCATTTGCCGTATCTTTTACAAATTTTTTAATTTCTGTAAGTGTTGGTTTTGGTTTTGGAATAGAATCTAATAACGCTACAACCACTTGAACATATTGATATATTGGTTGTAGTATGATATCTTCAATTGGAGGAATTATTTGTTTTTTAACTTCTTCAATAGCTTTTTCTAACAATTTTTCTTTATTTTCTTCTATTATTTTCTTTCTATCTGGTAGTTTTGGAAATTCAATTTTTAATGACTTTTTAATTTGTTTTCCAATTGCTGCTTTTTTCTTTTTTGCTTCTTTTAATTTTTTTATTATTTCTACCGCACCCTTAACTATTGGATTATTTTTAATATCCGGTGTAACTTCTTCTTTCTTAATTATCTTTTGTGCAGTTTCATATACCGGAATTGCAATCGGTGGTAGAGGTGGAACGGATGGTAGAGTAATTGTTTGTTTTTTTAATTCATCCTCTAAAATTTTCAATGCTTCTACTTCCGCTTTATGTGCTGCAGTAGTTGAAGCTAATGTAATTGGGTCTGGTCCAATGTTTTGAATAGCTCCAGGTGCAGGTGGTGTTGAAGGCCATCCTAAAGGTTTTACTAAGGGGTTTGGTAATGGTGACATTTCTGCACCTGACCAATATGCATCAAATGCAGATGGATATATTTCGGCCAATACATTAAAATTACTACCTACACTATCTGTTCCTTTTTTTAATGCAATTTTTATAGCATCTGCCATACCTTTAACATTGCCATTGATAACATTTACACCGTATAATAAATCACCACCACTTTTAATTGCCTTATCGTATTCATTTGCATAAAATTCAGCAAATGTATCCGGGTCAGCTTTAAATTGGCCGGTAAGCATTGCAGTTAATACATTCAATTTAAAAATTGCCCACATATTACTTACTTAAAAAGTTTCTAGATGATTGTATCTTAGATAATCTTTGTTTAATTGATGTGAATATTGCAGAATTATGGGGGCCTGCACCCGTTGGGCCGACACCTGTTGCAAATACCATTTTATTTATAGCATCCAACATTTCACCCATCAAATCAATCAATTCACCTGATAATACCATTCTTTGAACTTCGGAACCTGCACCACCTGGATTTCCAACTTTACCAATATAAACAACTCCGGATGCATCACTATTTAATACTATATTTTTATTGGTATGTAATACGATGTCACTATCGGAATGTGCATATATCTCTTTTGCAGAATCTATACTATATCTGCCATCAGTTATAACTCCAGTATTTCCTTTTCCAAATATAATAAACTCACTTGCCTTTGCAGATAATACTATTCTATCGGAATTTACAAATAGTTGATTACCTGTTAGTTTTTCCGAATTAGGATATTCTCTAAAAGCTATTTTGGTTTTATTTATATTTTCTCTAAATGGTACTTTAATTTTATTAGACGTAAAATATACGGATGTACCATCTCCATTGATATCTTCGTCTATTAGTGTTCCTATTTTTGAATTATCAAGTTGTGGGTTTTGTTTATTTCTTATAAAAATACCAGGTGATGATGTTTTACCATCTTCCGTTAAAAAGAATTCACTAAAACGAATTGTATTACCAACTCTACCACTTAAAATGGTATCTCCACTTCTTGGTTTTAAGAATTTAATCTTTTCATTTACTTTATAACTTTTCTCATCTGATTTTTTAGGAGTACCTGTTTGACCCGTTGAACCTGTTTTGGTTTCTGTGTAATTCCTATTTTTGTTTTCTGAATTTCCAGTAGATATATTCTTTTCTCTAGACACTTCCGAAACTAATAAAGATTCTCTAAAATTTGGATATTGTGTTGCGGAGTATGGTAACCAATAGTGTGAATTTTCAATGTTTAATATCAATACCGTTTCACCTATTAGTGGATATGTTATATTATTTTTGTCAAATGGAAATGCATAGTCTTCTTTATTAATAAAACTTTCTCTTCTATATTCTATTGCACCCAAAAATCTAACATCAGTATCCGTAAAATCACTATTTTCATTGTATACCGGTACCAGTTTTTTCTCTAAGTCGTTTTTTATAGATTTATCCGATTCAGTATAAACTCTATATACGGTTGCCAAATAAGTTTCACCAATCATTATAATTTAGTTTTAATTTCTTCAATTTCTATTTGTAAATCACCCATTCTTTCTTTTGCCTTTTCTTCAACGGCATTGATAGTATCTTCCATATCTGCAAGTAATTGTTCTTTTTCTTGTTCACTCAACCAACCATCCTCACCAATACCTTTAGCTTCTGCAGCTGCAAGTCTTTGTGCAATAGTTGCAAGTTTAATTAAGTGGTCATCATTTTTAACCGATACCTCAATTAAGTCTTTTATGATAGGTGCAATAACCGTTGCTTCACCAACATTACGAATTAATTTTCTCAATGATTCAATTAAATCTGAAATGTTTTTCTTTTTGTTTTGTTGGTTTTCGTATATATCTTTGAATAGTGATGATAAGTTTTTACCATCAAATAGTTGAAATTCTGTTGCCATTTTATATGTTTATGTACTAATAATTATTTACTTATTAAAAACTTACCCAAAACTAAGTAATCCATATCACAATTATGGAACGTCCAAATTGCTTTTTCTGGGTCATTTGTCATTGTGTGGTCTTTTAAATTAAATGATGTATTCAATAGAATAGGTGTTCCTGTTAGTTTTTCGAACTCCTTTAGTAAGTCATAGTAAAGTGGGTTATCTTCTCTTTTAAGTGTCTGTATTCTTGCAGAATTGTCAACATGGGTTACTGATGGAATGTTTACTCCACTTCTAACTTTGACAACCTGATTCATATACGGAACGTCTTCTTGTGATATAAAATATTTTTTATAATCTTCAATTGTAACTGAAGGGGCAAATGGTCTAAACATTTCTCTCTTTTTGACAACCTTATTAATTCTATCTCTAATATCGGATAGGTGTGGGTTGCCCAATATAGAACGATTACCCAATGCTCTTGCACCAAATTCAGTTCTACCTTGAAACCAACCAACTATATTTCCATCATTAATCAATTTTGCAACATCTTTACATAAGAAATCCATAGTATCATACATCATAATATTATTACCTCCAACTCTCTTTTGTAAGATAATTTTAAGTAATTCGGCATTACTCCACTCTTCACCCAAATATGGATTTTGATTATCACCACCTTTTACTTTTGGGTGACCCAATGTTTGGTGATAATGATATAAACATGCACCAATTGCAGAACCTGCATCGGATGGTGCAAATGGAATCCAAACATTTTTAATTGATGTGTATGTTTTAATTTTACCATTTGCTGTTCCATTATATGCACAACCACCACCTAATACTAAATTTTCACATTCCCAAATATTTGTAATTCTATTAATAACAAAGTATAATGCACCTTCATACCATCTTTGTAATGATGCAGCCAAATCTTTGTGACATTGTTCTATGGGTTCATCTTTAAATCTTGGAGGAAATCCAATCAAATCAATTAACTTATTATTAAACATATCATTATCAGATGTATGCCATGTAAAATAAGACATATCCATCTTTACAATATCAATTTCACCACCTATTATTGCAACCTTATCAAATACACTATGATATCTTTGTTTATCACCATATGGTGCCAATCCCATTACTTTATACTCACCTTCGTTTGGTTTGAATCCCAAATATGCAGTAAATGCCGAATAGATTAACCCCAATGAATGAGGAAAATGTAATGTTTGTATTTTGTGAAATCCTTTGTTATCACACATTGCCGCATATATCGTTTCCCTTTCACCTACACCATCAATTGACAACCCTATTGCTGAATCAAATGGTGATGTGTAATAAGATAGTGCTAAATGTGATAAATGATGTTTGGTATAAGTAATAATTCCATCATAACCGATGGATTTTAATATTTTCTTTAAATTACCTTCATTTTCATTCCATCTTTTATTAAATTGTCTCCATTTCATTGGAAATCTTAAACCACCCCATTTACCAATCGTTTCTTTAACTCTTTCATATTTCAAATTCGGGTCTTCATACCAACAAACCATATCAACTTCGTCAATTGTTATCTTTGTGTATTCTAAACACCATTGAATTGCCTTAAACGGAAAAGAACTATCATGTTTAATTCCAGATAGTTTCTCTTCTTCGATGGCACATATCACTTTACCATCTATTACGATTGTTGCAGCTGAATCGTGGTAAAATCCTGATAAACCTAATTGTATCATATTTAAATTTTTATATCACCATACTTATCAAATTCATTATATAATTCCATTTGTCTTTCTTTCATTTTGTTGACAACTTTGGTTATATAATGTGTAGGATGTCCTGTCATTTCTCTAATTAAAAGATATAATGATTTTTTATTAAAGTTTTCTATATAATTTGCTCTTCTAAATAATTCTAATACCGAATCTGCAATTTGCATATCTCTTTTCTTTGGGAAATAGTTTTCTAAGTGTTTATCCCAATATTGCAACATTCTAACATTGAAAGTTCTAAATTCATCATTTCTTTCCTCTTCTCTAAAGTTATTTTCAGTATCAAAAGACTCAGGTAAACCAGACATTATATCTGTATCTTTATATCTTTTGTAGTTTGCATTATTATTTAAAATTAAATAGTTTCTTGCAACAATTGTAAAGTAAGAGAATGCTTTACCTTTACCACTTTTATACATGTGAATTTTTTCAATCATAAATGTAACAACTTCTGCCATTACATCTTTGGGGTCATCATCAAAGTAAGTAAATTTCCATTTGTTATAAACTATCTCTGCAAGTTTGTCGAATGCAGATGCAATTCTTTCTCTATATAACTTATCCTTAATGGATTGGTCATCGGTTAGATTGTATTCAATGATAGCATCTTCCGTATCTTTTGTAAAGTATTGTCTATTCGGGCCTCTCTTTTTCCTCTTAGTTACTGGCATTTTGTTTTGTTTTGAATTTTTCGATAGTTTCTTTTATTTGATAAAATATAGAACCTACTTCATCATCCTTCTCAAACATTTGACGAGTATCAATTTCTCGTAATGCCTCCAGTAATGCTTCGTTTCTTTCCAACTCTGTTTGTAAAAATATATCATTTTCTTCAATGATATCTTCGTATTTTTCTAATTTATTTAGAAGAATCCATACACTATATCCCGCAATTGCTAAAAATATAGTTAAAATTATTATCATTAATTCCATAAATTAAACGATTTCGTATCCTTGTAAAAAATATTTGTTTGCATGTTTGTATTTAATCTCTTCCAAATTACCTTTTGGAGACTTCATAACAATCTTGTCATTTCTACCATATGTAGTTTTTTTGACAATTTGTGTATTATATACTCTATCTTTAATTGTAATTCCGTCTAAATGGTCAATTTCATGTTGAACTATAACCGTCATCATTGTTTCCTTTGAAACTGTTTTGTTTGCCTCATCCCCTTCTGGATTGATTTCAAAAGTTAATTCTCCCAAATTATCCGTATCTATTACAACTTTAGAAGCTCTAATAGTTCTAATTGGTGACCTTAATGTTGATGGAATTGATAAACATCCTTCCATAAATAAGAATCCTTCTTTTGACTTTTCTTTTATAATTGGATTTACTAAGAATAATTCTTCATCTCCAAATTGAATATAACATGCTCTTTTTTTAATACCAATTTGTGTTGCCGATATACCTAAGCCTGGATTTTCTATCAAAGCTTGTGTTAATTTCATTCTTAACTCATCAGCTTCATCTTGTGTGATTTCACTTTTTAATACAGGTGTTTTTAGATATTCTCTAAATTCCTGAGTTTCTAAACCAAATTGATTTTTGTCTACTACTAATTTCATTTTTTATTTTTTAAGTCCGTATTTTATAAATTTATACCAAATTCTTTCGTGTAGGTAATATTGAATAGGTTTATACACCAATTCTGCAATTCCAAATGCTGCACCTACTTTTATATCACCACTTACCCACCACATTATACCAAATCCGACTAATGTAGATATAACACGATAAGAAATAGTTTTAGCTATGTGTCGTTTCCTCTCTACTATCATTTTTTTCAATATTATAAACAATTACATCACCATTTGAGTCAATGTATTTTTGTCTAATTGCAGTTCCACTAATTTTTTCGATTTCTTTTGGTGGTTCGTGATAAATTACCTCATATCCCACTCCTCTACCATAGTTTACCGATTCAATATCTGGAATTATTGATAATAAGATTTTATTCCAATTTTGAGTAAAAAATGGTTCATTTTGTAATTCTTGTAATACTTCTTGTGCTGATTTTGGATTATTTTCATCCTTTTGTACATCTCTAATTGCAACCCAACAATTTTTTCCGTTTTCTAATTGTTGATTGATTAACCACTCATGTCCTTTGTGCCATGTTTGCCATCTTCCGATGAATAATGCATATTTTTTCATAAATTATAATTTCGTATTTCTAATATACGAAAATAATTCTAATTTACCAAATATTAATAAGTTTTAATATTTTCATTTTCACTTCTCAATCTGGATAACTCTCTAACATTACCACCCTTAGTTGATAACCAATAATTAACGGCCTTTGGGTTATTTATCCATAAATTTCTTTTATTCCAAGGAAATTCTGGATGCATGTATTCTTCCCATTTTAAATCTGGAAGGGTTTCTTCTACATTTTCAGAAGTAGGTGTATCATCAACCACAACATCAGTAGATTCAACATTTGTATCTTCTTTTTTCTCGTTAATCTCATTTTTTTCGATTTCGTTAACAATATTATCTCCGTAAACTTCGTAACCTTTATAGTTTTCTTCCATTAAATCATCTAAATTATCATATAAACCTAATTTTTCGTCATTTTCTATAATTTCACCCAAAAGCCTTCTTTGTTTTTGTTTTTTAGTTTCAATTAAACCATTAAATGCGATAATTAAAGCAACTGCCAGTGGGTCAAACACAATTACAATCAAAAATATAAAGAATTTTACTACATTTTTTAGTTCCATACCAAATGCTTCGGCAATAAACCTAAAACCACCCACTTCTTTCTCCAAATCTAAGTTTGAGGTCTTAATTTCGTTGATTTTTTCGTTATTTTTAGCATTTTCCGTTTGTAAAATTTCGATTTTTTTGTTAATTTGAGCAGTTTGTCTATCTTTTTGGTCTATTGAACGCAAAAGACGAGAATTTACCTTACCTTTATCTAAAATTGTGTTTTGAGTTGACGATAACTGACCCAATTGGGTGTTTAATTGAGTAATTTGTGCAGTATTTTGGTCAATTTTAGTAGAATATACTAAAACTTCTCTATCTACCTGTTGCAATTTTAAGGACTGAGATTGGAATGCATTGGAAAGATATCCAAATATACCTGCAGAAGTGATTAACATCAATAATGCAACGGCAGAGGTCAAATACCACTTATTAAATCCTTTTATGTTTTCCCACTCTTGTTTTAGATAAGTTGCAGCAACTAACTTTGCAAACTCCAATGCACCTGCCATTACCATAACCGATACTGCCGCACCACTAAATAGAACACCCAAACCTGTTACGGAGAAATAAGCTGCACATCCGGCAATAATTAGTGCAGAAAATCCGACTAAATATTTAAGCCAATTCATTTATCGATTGATTCTGGTTAATTCGGCAACGCGCTCTACTATCTTTCTTGCATCTTCCAAAGTAGTGTGAGCAACCGATGGTGTCATTGATTGTGCACCAGTAATTCCGTTTTGTAAAATCCTTAATTTTCCGTCTAAAGATTCTAATAACATTTGTATTTTTTCGTTGTATATCATAGTAATAAATATTTGTTTATAATAAAAAAGGTAGAAGTGTTTAATCTCCTACCTTTTCAATATACGAAAAATAACTGAATTAACCTAATTTTAAGGTTAATTTTTTTGGTTTGGACTCTTCCTTTCTTTCAATGGTAATTAAAAGAATTCCATTTTTAATATCAGCTTTTGCTTTTTTACCATCAAAGTTTTTACCTACTTGGATTCGTTCTTCGATGTCTGAAACTAATTGATTAAAAGGACTTTCTTTATCCTCTCCTATCTTTTTAGCTTTAATTTCTATTTTGTCCTCAAAGCAATTAATTTCAATATCTTTAGGGTCGTGGCCTAATACCGATAATGCAATTGTTGCAGATTCATCTTTAATGTCTACTGCGAATTTGTTTGGAACATAAGTTGTTGTTTTTGGTTCATTAAAGAACTCTTCGAATAATTTACTGTAATCAATTGTGTACATAATAAATGTTTTTTTGTTAATAATACTCTATATAGTCCAAATACTATACCAAAGGACTACTTTTGACATTTTGACATTAAAGTATGTTATCTTGTCTTTCAATGATTGTAGACATATGGTCTGCCCAATGCATAATAAATTGTAACTTATAAACTAATTGTTTCTTTAAGTCGTGACCTGCTAAATACTTTTGATTATCTTCATCATACATACCATCGGTAAGTTTGATTGCAAAATACTCTTTCTCATTATACTGAATACCATAATGGTTCAATGTAAAGAAAGTTCTATCAGTTAATGTCATATATGGAATATTCTCATTGCGAACAAACAAAGTTCCGTATTTCTTTTGAGACCATTCTTCCTGATTTGGTAAATAATGTAATTCACCTTTAACACCTAACTTTCCTAAGTCGTGGTGTAGACAACTAAATATCAATTCTTCTTCGGTGAAATCAATCTCTCCACCTTGCATTACGAACAGGTCTCTCATTTTAAGAGCGTTCTTACATACATTAAAGATGTGGTCTATATACCCACCTATATATGCGTTATGATAGTGTTTTGAGCCAGATGCGGCAGATAGTGTAAGGTTAACACCCAATTCATCTTCGGAATACATATGGAGTAATTTCTCCAATCTTTCTCCTTTGAAATATTTTTTGATAATTCCGATAAATCTATCGTAATTTACTTTTAATTCTTGTTCTGTTTTCATAATTTTAGAGTTTAATCATTTATAATACTCTAATATACGAAAAATATTTGATAATACCAAATTTAAATTAATGAACTTAATTTTAAATTACCTACCCTTAATCTTTCTGTTGAATTTAAATCGAATATATCTTCATAATAAATAATATCAATATTCAATAATTTACCCAATATATGTAAATCTTCATTTTTACTAATTACATATTTATACCATTGATTAAAATTTGGAGTTGAATGCCATTCATATTTTTCATTATATTGAAATCCATTTCGGTGATTATAATCCAAAAACGATAAACTCTCTGCACATGCTTTTAAATCCTTTCTTGATAATAAAATAATTTTATCAAATTCTTTAGATTTATTAAACCAATAATTTACATAATCTTTTTGGCCTATTGGGTATGTTTGGTCTATAATTGTTTTTAAAACTACATTATCTTCTCCATTATAAATAACTCTATTTTGACCATCAAATGGTTCAAATATAGGATTTAAATTATTATCATCGGCTATTTTATTTGTTAAAGATGTAGACCCCGTTCTAGGTAAACATATTATTAGAATTTTCATATTAATTTATTCGTTTCTAATTTTATATGTTCATTTTGTAAAAACCAAAGTAATGAATATCTTTCCCCATCTAAAATAGATGTTATTTCATGTTCAATTCTTACATCAAATAAATAGGTGTTTCCAACTACTTTATTTAAAATTATTTCATCTGGATTGTATAATTTAAAATCACCACCACTAAAATCATTATTTAATAAAACACCAACAGCATATACCCTATCGTCTCTAATATCGTTATGTTTTCCGAACCAATCACCTTTCGTAAATTTATGAAAATGTATCCTTTTGTTTATTGTTCTGATTTGAATGTTTGTTTCCTTTTGTAAAAACTCCTTCAACTTATCAAATAACCAAATAGTATTTTTATTATATTCTATACTCATTGATTCATACATTCTATCTTTATAGTTCCAATTTTGTTTTTTTGATTTTGATATATCAATAATTGATTGACATTCTTCTTGATTAAATAATATTTTTTGTTTTAATATCATAAAAGTTTTGATAAGTTTTTTCTTAATTTGTGTTTTTTAATTATATCATTCATATTATGAATACACATTTGATTAAAACAAACTTTATTTATTTCATTTAAAAATTCTTTAAATTCAGGATGTGATTCTGACCATATTTGTTTTATTAAAAATTCACCATCACTATATGTTCCCCAATTTGTAATTTTATTAAAATATATTTCAACCTTTTCTTTAAGTATATTTTTCATCAATTTATAAAATGAGTCCATCTCTGTGTAATTTGTATCTTGCACAACGAATGAAGCTCTAACTTTTTTTATTGTTTCACATTTAGAAATAAAATTTAAGTTTTCAATTAAAACACCCCAATCCCCACCTCTTCTAATAATTTCATATGTTTTTTGAGTTGATGCATCTATACTTATTTCTATTGTTTTTATTAAATGGTGTATGTGGCTTAAACTATTCCACATTTTTTCATTTAATAATAATCCATTGGTATGTAAATGAATTTGTTTTACATTTGGGAATTTTTTATTATCAAAATTTAGTAACAATTTTCTAATTGATTTTGAAGCAAATGGGTCAGCTGACCCTGAAAGATATAACATCTTTATATTTTTACCATAAACATCGGCAATTTTATTTATTGTATTATCAATAAATTCTAATTCACTTCCATCTGCCATAATTGCAACATTTCTACAAGATGGACATGATAAATTACAACTTCTGTCAAATGCAAAATTTATATTAGTAGGCCCTTTTTTGTATTTTTCGTATTTAAAATTTTCTTTAGAAATAAAACCTTGGGGTATTTGTTTATTATTTATTAAATTTGATAAATATGGGCATTGCGTTTTTGAACAATATTTATACGAACCATCTATAATGGATTCTTGAATATTTTTTAGTGTTTCACTTTCCCAAGCGGTTTCAATATCATCTAAACTACATAATCTATCAGGTAACCATGAGGGACAACAACTATAAACTCCATTTTTATGTGCCTCTAAATAAACAAATGGAGTTGTACATAGATATTTTTTTAGTATTTCTTCCTTTTGACTCACATCAATGTTTTTTTCTCTTTTAAAATTGGAAAATCAAATAATACATTTCCTGCAATTACAATTCTATCGATAGTAGAATTAATAGAAGTATCAGGTCTATGATATACATCTGCGGGGAAAATAACGAGTTCATTTTCTTCTGGTAAAAACATCCTTTGTACATTATCTTCGTTATCCACAAAAAATAATTTACCATCGTTCCCATTTAAATTATTCGGCATTTGTACATAATATGTGAATGTATAATTGCTTTCTATTGATTTTTTTACATGTGGAGAAAACATTGTGTGATTATGATAATGAGATTGTGTGTTCTCATTTCTTGAAATAAAAATCCATGGATATAAACAATAATCAACTTCTTCAACGTTTTTATCTTTTTTAAATAATTCTATACATTTCTTAACACCATAATTTAAAATAAAATCAATTTCTTTACATTTTAATATTATGTTAGTTTGAATTCCTGGAGTTATATATGATGATTCATTATTAAATAATGATACGTTTTGGTGGATTTTTTTTATTAAAACGTCCTTCTCGTATGGATATTTTATTTTTTCTCTAAATATTTTATCAATCATAGTAAACTAATTGTATTTTTTGTTTTAAGATTTGTTTCATAAATCCATCCACTTATAGAATATCGTTTATAGTTTTCATCAACAATTTCATCTACATAATGTAAATCTTTTATATTTTCAACATCAAATATATTTAAACTATTAAATTTTGGTAATAATTTGTATGTAATATTATTTTTATCATCTATGAAGTTTAAG